GCCCTTTTAGAGTTGGCAAACAAGTCTAAAGGCGGTCTTTGGGTAGGGATGTCGCTTGCATCCTTTGGTGGCGGCATAGTTACCTTTATCGCAGATCGGATTTTCAAATGAAAGAGGGATTGTTGTCAGGTCAAGTTTGCCCAATGGCAACACAAGACGTTACTGTTAACCTCAAAAACCGCAATAACGCCTTTAAAAACTTTGGGTATGGCCCACCTAACCCAGATGACGCAAATGATGCGTTTTGGCTGAAAAAAGCCAAGATGTACAACGCACCTACAGAAACAATCAAAGATATGAGATGTGGCAACTGTGCCGCATTTATTCAATCTCCTAAGATGATGGAGTGCATCAAAGGCGGTCTTGAGAAGAGCAAAGGCTCATCTGATGAGCTTGACTATGACCAACAATTTATTGATGCCGCAGACTTAGGATTTTGCGAGTTATTTCATTTCACCTGTGCTTCTGCTCGCACTTGCGATGCTTGGAAAGCTGGTGGCCCAATCACTAAGGATTAATCATGGGAAATACTGCCGCTGAATTCGTTGGAATGCTGTTCTTGGCAAGGGAAATTGCCCACAGAATTCACCTCAAAACCGCATCTTTTGCAGAACATAAGACTTTGAACGAGTTTTATGAGGGAATTGTGCCATTGGCAGATGACTTTGCCCAACAGTATCAAGGCAAATTTGATATCCGCTTGGACATTCCTTATGTGAATAACAAGTACAAAGGCACGATTTCTCAGGTTTTGCGTCAGCAAATGGACTGGATTGAAGCCAATCGCCAACAAATCGTTCCTCGCACCGAAACAGCCTTACATAACGTCATTGACGAAGTTGTGGGTCTGTACCAAAACACTTTGTATCAATTAACCTTAAAGTAAGGGTAAACCATGAGTTCTAATTCAAATGCTGTCACTCTTTTGAGTGCTGTTACCGCAGTAGGGGCATCCAAGGCTGTTCAATGCGATGCGGGTAATCCTGCATTCTTGCAAGTTAACGGCATTACATCGGCTACTGTTGTCTTCCAAGGTAGTTTAGATGGCACTAACTGGTCAACATTGGGGTCTGCATTGACTGCTGATGGTTTGGTAACTGTTGCTACTGCTCCCAAGTATTTGAGAGCAAATTGCACAGTTTATGTGTCTGGCACGATCACCGCAAAGATTCTTTACTAAGGGGCAATCATGGCTACAAAGAAAATGGCTAAAGTTGGCAAAGTGATGAAAGAATACAAAGAGGGCAAGTTGCACTCTGGTTCTAAAAAAGGCCCAGAAGTTACTTCTCGCAAACAAGCTATCGCTATTGCCATGTCTGAGGCTGGCATGAGCAAGCCCAAGAAGAAGATGAAAAGTGGCTACTAAGCAAGGTTTGTACGCCAATATCCATGCCAAACAAGCAAGGATTAAGGCTGGTTCTGGTGAAAAGATGAACAAGGTGGGGTCTAAAGCCGCACCTACTGCTGCTGACTTCAAACAAGCGGCAAAGACTGCAAAGAAACCAAAAAAGGTGAAATAGATGAAATCCCCAACTTGGCAAACAAAAGCTGGTCAAAATCCAAAAGGCGGCTTGAATGCCAAGGGGAGAGCGTCTTATAATGCGGAAACTGGGGGAAACCTCAAACCACCCGTAAAGTCGGGTGACAATCCAAGACGGGCTTCTTTTCTCGCTAGGATGGGCAACATGGAAGGCGCAGAGTATAAGGATGGCAAACCAACAAGGTTGCTACTTTCTCTGCAAGCATGGGGTGCTTCATCCAAGGCAGACGCAAAGGCAAAAGCTAAAGCGATTTCGTCAAGAAATAAAGGGAAGAAGTAATCTATGGCTTTACCTACATATCTTAGTTTAGTCAATGATGTTCTCGCTCGTTTGCGAGAGACTCAAGTGTCTACTGTTACACAAACAACATACTCTACCTTGATTGGTAAGTATATTAACGACACTAAACGTCAAGTAGCTGATGCTTATGACTGGGATGCTTTCAATCAAGCAGTGACTATTACTACGGCTACGGGTCAAGTAGGCAACTACAGTTTAACTGGTGCTGGCACACGCTTCAAAACGATGGATGTGATTAACACCACTCGTTACTATCAATTGACCGCATTGCCTCACGATCAACACGATATTTTCTATTACACAGTTCCAACGCCTATTCAAAATCTGCCTATGTATTTCACTGTTCAAGGTGTAGATACAAATGGTGATTTGAAGGTGAAATTTTGGCCTGTTCCTGATGGCGTATACGATATTCGATTCAGCTTGATTGTTCCTGAAACTGATTTTGAAAACGATTCAGACACAACTCTATTGGCAAAAGAACCCATTGTTTTGGGGGCTGTTGCAAGAGCATTGGCTGAACGTGGTGAAGATGGTGGCTTGAGTAGCTCTGAGGCTTATGCTTTGTTCAAATCTGCAATGGCAGACATGATTGCTTTAGAACTGGCTCGTTCACCTGAAAACGATTCATTTGTGGCGGTGTAATGGCAGAAGCACTAACAGTCAGCAGTATTTCAGCCCCAGGTTTTTATGGGTTGAATACACAAGATTCTCCGCTTGATTTGGCGGCTGGCTTTGCTTTGGTTGCAACTAACTGCATCATTGACCAATATGGTCGTGTTGGTTCACGCAAAGGTTGGTCAAAGGTAAATTCTGCTAGTGGAAACCTTGGTGCAAATGATGTGAAGGTTATCCATGAGTTAGTTCAAACTGATGGTACTTTGACTGTCTTGTTTGCGGGAAATAACAAGATTTTCAAACTGAGTTCTACCAACACAGTTACTGAATTGACTTATGGTGGTGGTGGCACTGCCCCAACGATTACAGCAAGCAATTGGCAATGCGCTTCATTGAATGGCATTACCTATTTCTTTCAATCAGGTCACAATGCCTTGATTTATGACCCTGCTGTTAGCACTACGACATATCGTAGAGTGACAGAGAAGACGGGTTATGCGGCTACTGTTCCTGATGCTGATATTTGTATTTCTGCTTATGGTCGCTTGTGGGCGGCAAATACAACCGCCAATAATTCCACTGTTTACTTCAGCGATTTAATTGCTGGTCATGTTTGGTCTACAGGCACTTCTGGTTCTTTGAACGTAAACAATGTTTGGCCCAATGGTGCTGACCAGATTACTGGATTGGCTGCTCACAATGGATTCTTGTTTATCTTTGGTAAGCGTCAAATCCTGATCTATTCAGACGCTACTTCTCCCTCATCAATGACATTGAGTGACACTGTTGAAGGCATTGGTTGCATTGCAAGAGACAGCATTCAGACAACAAGCACTGATGTGTTGTTTTTGTCAAATTCTGGTATTCGTTCTTTGATGAGAACAATTCAAGAAAAGTCTGCCCCTGAAAGAGACTTGTCTAAGAATGTTCGCAATGATTTGATGTCAGTGATCTCAGGTGAAACATTGTCAAATGTTAAGTCTGTTTATTCAGAAAAAGAAGCGTTCTATTTGTTGAGCACTCCTAGTATTGGTGCGGTTTGGTGTTTTGATACAAAAACATTTTTGCCAGATGGTTCTGCAAGAGTGACTACTTGGGACTCAATTGAACCAACATCTTTCTTGTCACGCCGTGATGGAAGTTTATACATTGGCAAGAATGGCTATATTGGTTTGTATAGTACATATCAAGATGATTCCAGCGCATATCGGATGTTGTATTACACAAACCATGCCGACCTTGGCGATCAAAACATTACATCAATCTTAAAGCGTTTATCTGTTGTTGTAATTGGTGGTTCAGATCAAACAATGACCTTTAAATGGGGATTTGATTTCAAAACAGACTATCAGTCTGAAAATGCAACTATTCCCACCCAAGGTGTTTCTTACTATGGTGTTGCTGAATACGGAGATAACGCTACTATAGTTGCTGAATATTCCAAAGGAAGTGCTTTGCAAACATTGATGGTAAATGCTACTGGCTCTGGAAAGATTGTTCAAACAGGATATGAAACAGACATTAACGGGTCTGCTTTATCTATTCAAAAGATTGAGATTCAAGCCAAAAATGGCAAGATAAGTTAAAGGAATAACAAATGACTGACTACACCAAATCAACAAATTTTGCCACCAAAGACAGCTTGTCCTCTGGTAATGCTTTGAAGATTGTTAAAGGTACTGAGATTGATACTGAGTTCAATAACATCGCAACAGCGGTAGCAACAAAAGCAAATAAAGCCAGTCCTACATTTACAGGAACAATGACTTATGGAGGTGTAACTTTAAGTTCA